TTACAGGCTGGATGCAGCCTTTTTTGTGCTCTGAAACAGGGCTTCCATGCGGTTCGCAGAATCCCGTTTCATGCGCTCCGTCGCATGGGCGTAAACGTCCAGCGTGAACGCCGCTGTCGCGTGACCGAGGTTTTCCTGCACGGTCTTCGGGTTGTCGCCCGCCTGCAGAGAATTGACGGCGAACGAATGACGAAGGTCATGAAAACGCGCTTCCGGTATGCCGATGCTCTCCACGACTTTCTTGAAATGCTTGCGCACGGTCACATGGGACAGGTGGTGTCCCAGCTCATCCGTAAATACCAGACCGGAATCTTCCCAAAACTCCCCGGCCTTCAATCTCCATTCCGTCTGTACCCGCCGCTGCTCTCTGAGCGCCTTCATCACCGAAGGTGCCGGGGTCAGCAGGCGGGTTTTGTCGTTTTTCAGAGAGCCGAAGAAATACGCGCCGCCCTTTTCCTTGGATTTGAGAAGCTGCTGCGCGACGGTCACTGTCCCAGCGTCGAAGTCCACGTCTTTCCAACGCAGGCCGAGAAGCTCCCCTTGCCGCAGTCCCGTCAGCAGATCGACGATAAACAGCCGCTCGAACGGCTGACCGTGGATCACGTTCAGGAAGGCGGCAGTCTGAGCTTCGTCCAACGGGCGAATCTCTTGGCGCTCCACGCGCGGCAGTTTACAGGCATCGGAAGGATTGATCCGCAGATAGCCGACCTCGACGGCCTGTCCCAGCGCCCGGTGCAGAATGCCGTAAATATCTTTGACAGTCTTTGCAGAAAGCGGCTTGCGCCCGCTCGTGCCGCGCTGGAGGTCGTTAAGCATTTTCTGGATCTGCGGCGCTTTGAGCCTTTGCAGCTTGACAGCGCCGAGCGCGGGCTTGATCGCGCTTTCCACTTTGTTCTTGTAGGTCGAGCGGGTCAGCGGCTTCAGACCGCCTGTGTACTCCGTAAGCCAGATGTCGAGCCAGTCGGACACGGTCAGCTTCGTCGGCTCCTGATAGGTCGAATCGTTGACCGCCACGGCTGCGGCCTGCATCTTCTCGCGGACTTCCTTCTGCGTCGAGCCTGAAAAGCTGCGGCGAATCTGCTTACCGGTTCCAGGATCAACGCCGACCGTCAATCGCGCTTCCCAATACGTGTATTCCCGACCGTCCCGAAGGACGGTCTTTTTTCGTATGCTGCCCGCTCCAGCGGCGTTCCGTTTTGCCATATCAGTCCGCCTCCGATTTGGAGCTATCTGCAAGTTCTTCATGCAGAATGTCGGTTACATGGGAAGGATCAGTTTCTGCTACTTTCTTCGAAATGTCCTCCAGCAGCTTTTCTAACGTGTTGGTAATCCGTTCCGAAAACAGGCACATCGCCAGACGATCCGGGGCAGTGACAACATACCCGTGCTGCCCCAGTACCGCGCTGAGCTTTTTGTATTCCTCGGTCGTGGAATACAGCAGCGAACATGGGGTATTTACCAGACGGATATACTCTGCACACCAAGACAAAACTGATTCAAAATCCCGCGATTCGAGCATTGCCGACAGAACAGAAATCGGGAAATATCTCTTTTCAGCTTCTGAAACGTTGCTGTCTCTCCGCAAAATAGTCAGGCCGCGCAAATACGAAACGGCATCTGGAGATAGTCCCAGTTCGTCTGTTGCGGCTGGAAAAATAGCCGGGTCGTCGGTCATACCGAGCAGCCATGCTGGAGAAACTTTGAAGAAATCCGCTATTTTTGCGAATGTTTCCAGATCGGGCATTGCTCTTGCATCACAATAATTCCCTATTGATTGCCGATTTTTCATCCCGATTGCATCGGCAAGCCTTTGTTGGGTTGTCTTTGTTTCGGTCAAAAGGGTGCGCAGGCGGGTCGGGAACGGATTGCTGAATCCATCCAGTATCGTCGTCCTTTTTCTAGGCATATTAAAACCTCTCCTTTAGCAAATTTTCATGGCTATAATTTGAATAGCAATTTATTATTGACATTATCATTATTATCAGCTATACTTAGTATAGCCAAGGTTGATTGACAAATCAAGTTTTAGTTATAAAAAATTGCAAAAGGAGGAATGAAAATGGCAAACGAAGCGATTCGAGAAAAGGTAAAGGTGACCGGAGTGAAATATTGGGAAGTTGCAGAGCGGATCGGCGTTTCTGATGTGACACTTTGCCGACAGATGCGGCGTGAGCTGCCAGAGGCTCGGCAGCAGCTCATTCTTCGGGCGATTGATGAGCTTGCAGGGAGGGGCGCGGATGGAGAACACTCGTGAGAAGCTGACGTTGTCCGTTGCAGAGGCCGCGCAGCTGCTGGGGCTTTCCACGCCAAAAGTCTACGAGCTTACACACCGTGCGGATTTCCCAGCGTTCCGGATCGGAAACCGGACGTTGGTGAGCCGCCGCCTGCTGGAAAAGTGGGTTGACCGCGAAGCTGGAGGGGACGGAGCATATGAACAATAATGCCGACAACAAGCCGGGCGTGATGATCTACTTTGACATTATCCCGCTCATAGAGGGAATGAGCCCAGACGATGCTGGGCAACTATTCCTTGCGATTTTGAAATACGCACAATATGGTGAAATTCCTTCTTTGAGCGGGTTTGCGCTGGCTGTCTGGCCGTTTGTTAAATCGCTGGTTGACCGTGACAGCCAACGGTACGATCTTGTCCGGAAGAAAAAACAATGGGCGGTTTATTGCAGAGAAGCAAAGCGCCGGGGTGAAACTCCGCTTGAGCTGGAAGCGTGGATCATCGAAAGTGAACGCTCACCAGCGATAAACACTGATAATCATAGTTCATCACCGATTATCGATGATGACGTATGCTATCCAACTACAACTCCAGCTCCAACTACAGCCACAACTCCAACCACAACTACATCTCCAATCTCATCTACAGCTGACAGGGGTCAGGGGGGACGGAACACGTCGCACATGGCAGACTATCCCGCTCCTGCGCCCAATCGTCCACCGTCTGCTCTTGGAGGCGATTATGCTGTGCCGCCAGAAGATCAATGGGAACATATGCGCCAGAGTGCATCGGACATGCTGGCAGGTTATCCGAGATAGGAGGCGAGCGCGAAGCTGCAAAACAACATACGACCACCAACCACGACAAATGAGGAGGACAAACCATGTATTTTGAAAATCGTTTCCCCGAATCTGGCAGCGGTCAGATTCTCCACCCTGTCCGAGCGGGACAGAACATTCTTGACTTGATTAGACGTCCACGCATCGCGACGATTCTTCTGTGCGTTGACCACGCAGCAGCAGTTACGGTGCAGACCAGCAATCACGACACATTGAGCCGCAAGCTGCGCGAAAGTGAAAAAGGCTCGGATGGTCTTTATCGCTTTGAATACAAGTCCTATACGCAGGACGGATCGGGCGGCATGCACGGGAATATTACCTCGATCACGCTGGACTGCGATGCGCAGTTTTACGCTTTGTTTGGAATCACCGTAGGTTGACGAAAGGAAGGTATATACAATGACACGCGCAGAATACGTTTCCCGCATCAGTTCTCTCACGCAGGAACTGACCGGCTTGGCAGCAGAGTATTTCTCCACGCAGCGCGACCCGTATGAGGTTGCAGGAGAGCGTTTCAATCAGGCCGTCGATGCTTTTGAGCAGGATTTGTCTACAAGGACGGCAGAACTCGAAGCCAGAGCAGCGGCGGCAAACGCCGCAGTTGACGCTGTGACCCGCGAACAGGAGCAGACACAGGCTCGCTTGGTCAAAGCCATCCAGCAGGGCGACGCCGCTGCAGAACAGGCAGCGACAGCAGAACTTGACAAGCTGGCAGAAAAGAAGCAGACTGCCGTTACCCGCGCCGATGCGTTCAAGGGCGCAAAGGTGTATGGCTCGAAAGATCTTTTCAATGCGGCAGTTGCTCGCATGAGGGATCGCATGGCAATCAAAAGCGGCGGCATGGGCAATGATCGCAAGGATGTCACCGATGCAATTCAGGAAGCAGTTAATTTGCTGACAGGGCTGCTGCCTCCAGGAGTGGACACTTGGGCTGCAGAACGAGCAAACGCAAAACGCTGCTTCAGCATCTTCGAAAAAACTGTAGGTCATATCGACCTCACAGCGCCCAGCTGTGGTGGCCCCGATGACGTGAAAGTCAGAACCGGGCTGTCACTCGCCAAAAAAGAAATTGCCCCCGGTCTGGATGGAACGCCGTCCGGAGCCGCGCTGAACGCAATCTTCGAGGAATGGGATAGCCAGCCGGAGAAAGAATCTGAAACGGGCTGATGGGAGGGCCTCACAGCCCTTTCCCTCTGGCAATCCGTCTCGCTCCTGTGCATTTCATGCTATCGAAATCTCTTTCGATCATCAAACTTGCAGGTGCGGCCGGCATGGGGATTTTCCGTGCTGGAGGGCGCGGGAAAAAGGTACTGTGACGTGTACCCCCTATCTGCTGCGGGCTCGACGACCCCAAATTGCTTGTAGTTTCCCTATAATATTTCCAGTAATTTCGTTACGATTTTATCTGCTCTCAGCTATAGAAATTCTCTGAAAGGAGGATGCTTGTGGATATTTCAACGCTTAACTCACACTACGAAAGGCTCCAGCAACTTTCCAAAAACGAAGGAACACTTGATGGACTGAAAAGCGGAGCAGCAAATTGTACTGGGTTATTTGCAACAGAGATCGCAGAGCTGGAAGCTCAAATAGAGCAGGAAAAGGCTGTGATCGCAGAAAGTGAAGAAATAATCGCCGCGTGGATTTCTGGTATTGAGGACGGTACGACGCGGACAATTTTACGCCTTCGCTTTATTCACGGTTTGCAGTGGTGCGAGATCGCTGGAGCTGTTGGAAAGCGCTTTACAGAAGCTCGCGTAAAGTACATTGCACGTTGCCACCTAAAAGCCGCTTTCAATCATCCGCAATGACCATTGAAGAACTGAACGTGCTGTTTGATCTCCGAGCCGAACTGGAGTGGCTGAACACGGCAAAAGCGCAGTTGATGGATGCAGCGACGTCCACGACGGCAAAGCTGACCGGAATGCCACACGGAAGCGGTGTTACAGACAAAGTCGGCGGGCTTGCCGCCGAAATTGCCGACCTTGACAGCCAGATTGAGCAGATCACAGCCAAGAGTGACGCAGAGGAAGCGCAGCTTGCCAGCTGGATCGCGGGCATTCGCGATCCGAGAACACGCCTTGTGTTCCGGTTGCGCTTCTTTCGCGCTCTTTCGTGGAAAGAGATTGCAAAAATCACCCACACAACGACGGACACGGTAAAAGCCATCGTGTACCGATATTTGAGAGAAGAAACCCGCTCCCCCATTGGGAGCAGAAGGGAGTGAGAAAAATGGCCACAAAGAAAGAATACGAAATGCTATTTGCGCTCGAAGCGCAGCTTGGCCGCGAGTTCCGCGCGACTTTCCAGAAAGCACGCGATGAGTTCAAAGACACCGCAGTGGGAGCCGAGTCCTTCGGGGACAAAGCCACCGAAGCGGTTGATGTCCTGTCCAGCGCACTGGCTGCAGCTGGTATGTCAGCAGCTCTTGGCAAGCTGAAAGACCTGTTCGATGAATGCACACAGGCATCAATGGACTTTGAATCTGCAATGACAGGCGTTGCAAAGACAACCGATTTGTCAGATGCGGAGTTGGCGCGTATGACAGATTCCATCCGGGATATGTCGACGGAAATTCCCGCATCAACCGAAGAAATAGCCGCTGTCGCAGAAGCAGCTGGACAGCTCGGCATTCAGAAGGACGCGCTGCTCGACTTCACCGAAACCATGACTATGCTCGGCACGGCCACGAACATGACCGCCGAGGATGCTGCAACCGCCCTTGCCCGCTTTGCGAATATCACCGGTATGTCCGCTGACAATTACGACCGGCTCGGCTCGGTGATTGTCGACCTCGGCAATCATTTCGCAACAAGCGAGAGCGAAATCACGCAGATGGGCACGCGCCTTGCGTCTGCCGGTAAGCTGGCCGGTCTGACGGAGCCGCAGATCATGGCTCTGTCCGCAGCAATGTCCTCTGTTGGTATCGAAGCCGAAGCTGGCGGCACTGCCATGACGCAGACGCTCAACGCCATCGAAAAGGCTGTTGCAACCAGTTCAGATGAACTTACACTCTTTGCCGAAGTAGCTGGTATGTCCGCTGATGAGTTCGCCAATGTGTGGGGCACAGACGCTATGAGCGCCCTGACAACGTTCATCAGCGGGCTTGGTGAGCTGGAAGCGCATGGCGGCAATACGGTTACAATGCTGGAAGACCTCGGCCTTACTGGTATCCGTCAGAGCAATATGCTCAAATCCCTCGCGCAGGCTTCTGGCATGATGGATGATGCTGTTTCAACTGCAAATACGGCGTGGAGCCAGAACGTGGCATTGTCTGCAGAGGCAAGCAAGCGCTATGCCACAACGCAGTCCAAGATGGACATGATGCAAAATAGCGTCAACAACCTGAGGGCGGCAATCGGAGACGCTTTCACCCCGGTTCTTGGGGATCTTTACGATATTGGAAACGATGTTCTGAAGGATGTCACAGATTTTGTACAAGATCACCCCGCTCTTGTAAAAGCGATTGGCGCAACAGCCGGTGCGCTTGGCGCCGTTGGCGCAGCAATGACAACGATCGCCGCTGCAAGGAAGATCTTTTCGGCTCTCGATTTGGCAACAATGCTTGCCGGCCCCGCTGGCATCGCTCTGAAACTGGCGGGAGCAATCAGCGGCGTAGTTGCAGGAATCGCGCTTTTGGCTGATGCATCTGCAAACGATGGTACGCCATCGCTGCGGGAACTGACGGAGGCGGCGCGCGATCTCAATGCAGCCATGGCAGACGCAAAAGAGACCTGCACTGATACGGTTGCCGAAACAGAAGCTGCTGCCAACGTGGCAAGCCGCTATGTTTCCCGGCTGGAAGATCTGAATGCTGCCGGAGAGATGAATGAACAGCAGCAGTCTGAATATCATGGCACGTTGATCATGTTGACGCAAACAATCCCGGAACTGGCTGAACTCATTAACCTTGAAACCGATGAGATCAACGGCGGAACAGATGCCCTATATGCAAATATCGAAGCATGGCGGCAGCGGGCAACTGCCCAGGCATATCAGGAGCAGTTGAATCAGATTTACAAGAAAAACAGTGAAGTCGTTTTGCAGGCTGCAATTGCAGAAGTCAGGTTGAGCGATGCAAAGGAAGAATTGACCGCAGCTGAGCAGGCACAACAGGACGAACTTGATCGGCAAGGCGCGCTTTGGGAAACCGCGACCAAACAAATGCAGGAATACTATGAGCAAACTGGGGTTGTGTGCGATGCGACCGCTTTTCTTGGAGAATCGTCTGATGAAATGCAGTGGAAACTGGAGCAGGCACAGCAGCGCGTAGAAGATGCACAACATTCCATCAAAACCTTTGAAAATGCCATCAAGGACGACAACGAAGCGCTGGAGGCAGCAAAAACCGAAATAGAAGCTGCAGAGCGGGCAGTAAAGAACCTGACTGGTGCGATGGAGGATGGTGCCGGCGCAGCTGGCGATGCAGCACGTGGTCAAGAGGAACTTAGCGCAGCGTTTGGCAGTACGAAAGAGCAGATCGATACCATCACGCAGGCATATCAGGAGGCCTTTGAAGCGGCGCGCAGCAGCGTTGAAAGCCAGTATTCTCTTTGGAGCGATGTAGATCAGATCGTCGAGACAACGGCTGGAACGATCAATGATAATCTGACTAAGCAGATTGACCATTGGCAGAGCTACAACGACAGCCTTGCAAAGCTACGTGAACGATCTGATGACATCGAAGGTCTTGCTGATATTATTGGCTCTTTTGCCGATGGCAGTGCGGAAAGCGTGAACGCCGTCGCAGGTATGGCAGCAGCCAATGACGATGATCTGAAAAAGATGGTTGAAAACTGGCAGTCTCTTAAGAAGTCACAGCAGGAGGCCGAAGAAAGCATTGCAGAATACCGTTCTTCCTTTGGTGAGCAGATGGATGCTCTCCAGTCCGATCTGGAAGACGATATTGCCGCAATGGATCTCGGATCTGAAGCCAAAGAAAATGGTCGTGCCACCATTCAGGGCTTTATCGATGGTGCTGCCGGTATGCTGCCACTTGTGCAGCAGGCATATTCACAGCTTGGAAGTGCCGCACTTGCAGCGCTCAACCGCAACGGGTATTACAACAGCGCTTCCCCGAACCGGCGCATGAGCGGGATTTCCCGATATGCCACCGGCACGGACTATGCTGATACTGGACTTGCCCTTGTTGGCGAAGAAGGACCGGAGTTGGTCATGATGCAAGGCGGTGAGACAGTTCTAAACGCCCATGCTACAGAAGCTGCATTGAGCGGAACTTCCGGCACAGAAATTAACTCCCCGCTTGTTGAAATCAACATCGAGGGCAATGCAGACCAGAATGTAATTGACCAGTTAAATCTTTACAGTGAAGAACTGGCTGAGCGTGTGATTTCAATCATGCGAGATTTCCAGACAGACAGAAAACGAACAGCTTATGCCTAAGGAGGAACAAGTTTGATCGACAATGTGAAAATGACCGCTGCGCGACTGTTGGTAAAGGCGATGCTTGCTGAGGATACTAAAGACGATGCTGCCAATCCGAGCGCTGCAAATGACAAACCGGCAGAAGATGATCTCAAGGAGCAAGCCAAACACCTGCTCAACGAAGATCAGCCATAAAACTGCCACAGGGCGCACAGCGCCCCGCAGAGCGTCGGAAGCACCCAGGCATAGCGAGAATCCTTGCTCCATACAAACGCGCCGCGCTGCGAGTTGCAAGCGGCTCAAAACAAGGCGAAGCCCGCTCCCTAGATCAGGGGAGCGGGCATCTTCCGTTTTTACAGATCCAGCCCCTGTATGGCGTTTTCATACAGGAATGCTTTCAGCGGCTCGGCGGCGGCTGTGTTGTAGTAATTCAGCAGTGCTTCGTTGAACTGCTCCATGTTGCGGTCTTGAATGGTCAGGACACCAGCGCCCGCTTGCAGCAGGATCTTGTTTGCCAGTGTCAGGCTGGTGCGTTTATTTCCGTCCCAGAAAAGCTGTCCGCGCGTGCCCCAGCAGAAGGCGTTCAGTGCCTTTTCCGTGGACGAAGTATCGGCGGCAAAGATCGCGGCCAGCTCTGATCGGACAGACGCTTCCTGCGGTACAGGCGGTGTGTAGTCCGTGCCGGAGATGGCTACGCTGCCGGTGCGCAGCTTGCCCCATTCCAAAGCCTCGTTGCGGGCGATAAATTCGTTCAGCTTGCAGAGATATTCCAGCGTGATCGGCTCATTGATCGAGCCCATCAGGAAACGCCATGCGTCGCGCATATTCAAAATTGCCTGAATATCGTCGATCTGCACACCGGGGACGTTGACACCCTCCAGAATGGTTTTTGTCTGCGGGAAGGTGACGGCGCGGTTTTCCATCTTCATGCCGCAGTAGACATTTTCGTCCCACTTCTTTTTCGCAAGGAAGCGGCTCTGCTCCGGTGTCAGGTGGTATCGGTCAGTGTAGGTCATTCCGCTTCACCATCCTTTTCTCCCGGCAGATACTCCATGATATCGCCCGGCTGACAGTCCAGCATAGCACACAGCCGCTCAATCGTCCTTGTATCCACGTTTCCGCCTATACGAAGTTTTTGCAAAATTGCCTGGCTTATGAGTTTTTCCTTTCGCAAGCGATATGAACTGAATCCTTTTTCCTTCATCAATTCAAACAATTTGTCGTATGAAATCGGCATGACAATCCCCTTTCGTTTCAGGTTGGGCTGGGCATAATTCAGCCTACTCTTTTACGATACCATTATATCATATATGCACCATTATTCAAGTGTATATATTGCACAAGATATGCACCATTAAATTAGTGCATATTGTATATTGACTGCACCATGATATTGGTGTATAATTAAGACAGTCAAGGGGAACAAAAGAAAACAGTTCAGACACCGGCAGAAGGCGGACGAAAGTACCGATAGGGAAACCAAGAACGCCTATAAGAGCTGGGAAGGATCAGCAAAGCGCAGCAAGGCTCGCGAGATCAGTTGAAAGCCCCCAGCCGCCGGAGTTCCCCAAGAGCAGAGAAAAAGCGTCTCCTGCCGCCGTAGGAAGTGAACAGGAGACGCAGCCGAAAAGGGCTGTTTGCAGTATAGCACAGCCCGCCGAAAAAGGAAAGGGGCTTACACATGAGCAACACAGAAATTCAGAGCAAGGTCAACGAGCTTCGCGAGCTGCGCCGCATGGCCGACGAGTTGGCAGCCGAGATCGAGAGCATTCAGGACGCGATCAAGGCGCACATGACCGCCATCAACGCCGACACACTGACGGGCGTGGATTACAAGATCACCTGGAAGACCGTGACCAGCAGCCGGTTTGACAGCACGGCGTTCAAGAAGGCAATGCCCGAGCTGGCCGAGCGCTTCATCAAGTCCACCACCAGCCGCCGTTTCACGGTCGCATGAGCGGGGGGCGGGCAACAGCCCGCTCCAGGAAGGAGAACAGAATGGAAGTTCATGTTTCGATTAACACCAACGGCAGCCCGAAGGAGCTGCAGCGGCTGACGGACCGGCTCGGCGATCTGGCAAACCTTCTGGAAGCGGTCACCGAAGCGGAGCTGTCGCGGAGCAGCAATTCATACTTCGCTGCCGGTCTGGATTTCGTGAGCAAGGAGATCAACGCCGTGTATGCACAGATATACGATCTGGTGAACGGCTGGGAGGTAACAAAGTGAGCGCTTCGCTTGCGGCCGCGAGCCGCGCAGACGATACGCGCGAGAAGGCTGAGTTGATCGCGCTGGTCAGACAGTTAACCCCGAAGGAAGTAGACCGTGTAATTAAGCGGATGCAGGCGCTGCTCAACGGGCAGCAGAAGAAACAGGAGGTCGCAGGATGAGAGCAAGCAGAGCGTATTTTGACGCGCACAAGTACACACCATCGCCAGAGGAAGCAATCGAAATCGCAAACAGGCGTTTTACAGTTGCCAACGCCAGATCTGCGATTGACGTAGCTTTCGCATTCAAGGCGCAGTCCGGAAACCGAACCTTTCTCCCGCTCCCCGGTCTTGACTATGGAAACGCCGAAGATCAGACAGGAATCATTCGGCTGCTCGGCTCGATCTGGACAAGCGGATATGTCGCGGGCATTCGCTCAGAGCGGGCGCGTCGGCGCGGAGAATAGAGCATCAAAACAGGGGACGCAGGCCAGTGTGCCCCCTGTTTTTTGCCCCGGAAATTTCCCCTATTTTTTCCCCTAAGAGCTTTGTATCGCTTTGAACGCCATTGTATGCGATGAAAAAAACGTATTGATTTTCGTATGGGATTTCACGCAGTTTTAAGCGATAAAACGAACTTTCATAGTTCAAATCTCTCCTTCCGCGCCAGAAAAACCTTGAAAACATCTGTTTTCAAGGTTTTTCTTTTATCAATTTTCCGTTGCTTCAAGCGGTTCGGGCGTCCAGAATTCCGTGTGGCGGCTGCTTTGGCCGGGGTGCGAGTCCCGCAAGCTCTACGGCGATCATCTTCCCACTGACCACGTGCTTGCCCGCCAGCTGTGCGGTGCCGCCGCAGCCGCAGCCCTTTGTTTTTTGCGCGCAGGCCGGTTCTGTGGTAGTATAAACAAAACGTTCAGAAGGACGGGATCAGAATGCTGGTGGCAATCCTTGCGGCGATTCTGCTGATGGCCGCATATGTTCGGCTACAATAAAAGGACGCACATCCTGCACTTCCTGCTCTATATCCCCCTCTGCGCCGTGATCGCAGGGATCTGCATGATTTTTAAAACGCCCCTGCGCCGCCCTGTCATACCGGCGATTCGCCGGTATGTTTTTCGCAACTTTTCTGCACCTTCCGCTTGACAAGCAGGAATATCTGTGGTAATATATCCGAGCAGTTGAAAGACTGCAAACGCGCGAGTGGTGGAATTGGCAGACTCGCTAGATTCAGGTTCTAGTGTCCACTCCGGACGTGCGGGTTCAAGTCCCGCCTCGCGCACCAACTCCTCAGATTCTTCGGAATTTGAGGAGTTTTTCTTTATCAAAAATTCGGTTTTTTCCGCGTTTGAAAATCGCGATACCAGATTTTTACCCCCATTTTGACGCCAGATTTTTTGCCGTGGAAATGGAGGATTTTTTATGCGCAGAACCACAATTTTGAACGCAAAACAGGTCAAACGAACGTCCTTTTCAGAAGCGGAACAACTGTTCACGAAACACTGTAAACTAGGGTGTATCTGAAAACTCCCAACGCACCCGGACAGCAGGCCTTTTTGCGGTGCGCCGCGTCATTTTTCCTTGAAATACGTCAGTATTCCTGCGAAAAAATGTCTTGCGCAACGCAAAAATCCCTCGCTGCCGGTCACATCATGAGTTTTCAGATACACCCTAAAGAATTTGAGCTCTCAAACCATGCGCTATTATGCGGAGGATTTGAAGTACTTTCATGCGTGTGTGCCGGTTCGGTATGTCGATGCAGTCAGTCAGGACGTTTTTGAAAACTTCATTGTCTCGGAACTGGACGCAGGCAAGAAAATCACGTCCCTGAATTCACGCATCCGGGGATTGCGCGTATTCTTCAAATTCTGCGCGGAACGGGAATGAAAAGGAAGTAAAATGGTCCAAACACGCACCACAGACTGCGGAAATTCACTATGCCGACATTGGCTGCATGGAGAACAGGCAAACGGCCGAACCCGAACAGCACAAAGAGATCCCGAAGGTATCCTGAACCATTCCCAGCTATACGCCAATGGAAAACCCGGCTGGTGCCTGAAGCACCAGCCGGGTAACCCCCGCCGCCATTGTTACCCCTGTCAGGGGACAGCAAATCCAAGCGCTGGTTTTTATACTGATTCTGTTTGAGGCAGCCCCCTGCCGGTCTGCCGGGAGACGATGGCACGCAGAATTTCTTACCGAAGCATCAGCGCAAGCACGATCAGCGTCACGCAGACAGCACAGGCTGTGGCTTCGTAGGTATAGCTTTCGCCGCTGTGAATGCGGCTGATGGCGCGGAAGGCGAAAATTGTTCCGATAAATGCAGCGGCAAGCGCCAGAATAAACAGAACGATGCTCATTTCAGCCGCTCCCCACATATGGTGCAGAACATGGCGCCGGGAATTTTGACGGCTGCGCCGCAGCGCGGGCAGCGGAGGTCAGACGGCTGCATCTGGACCGGCTCCTCCGGCGGCTGCTGCGGTTCAGGCTCCGGGGAGAAGACGACCGGCGCTCCCTGCGAAGCGGGCTGCGTCACAGCTTCGGTAAACGAAGGCTGCACAACAGGCGGGACAGGGTATACAGGCTGTTCGGGAGCAGCGGACTGCACGGGCTGTGTGGGCGGGATGGGCCGCTCGGGCTGAACGGGAGCGGACGGCTGCACGGGCTGCACCGGCGGAATGGGCCAGTCGGGCCGTGCGGGCGCAGCGGGGTGCCAGGAGTCTGCCGCGCGGCGGTTCTGAATTTCCACATAGAACGCCGCCTGCATGATCCCGCTGAACAGCGGCGCAAGCAGGCCGTATGCGATGGCGATCAGGACCCACAGGATGCGGAACAG